CAAGCCCGGCCACGTCAACATGACGATCGGCGGCCGTGAGATCAAGCGCGGTTGGCCCGGCGACGACGCCCAAGCCCTCGACTGGTTCCGGCAAATCATCGACCGCATCGACGCCAACGGCGGCGCCGGCATGGTCGCCATGCTCATCCCCAACCAGTACACCCAGCCGTACTGGTACGAGCCCGGCACCATCGACATCAACCCCGCCGGACACGCCACACAACCCGGTGGCATCTGCCTGTGCAGCAGCTGCACCATCGACGACCCGACGGGCGGCAAAGCACGCTATGCGCCGCTGGCTCCGGATGCGTGCCGCGACTGCCACCAACTCGCCGACGGACACCAGCACGAGATCCACCTCTTCTACCCGCACCGCTACACCGCCCCCACCCCACAACAGCAGGCCGGACGACAGGCCGCCATCGACCTGTACGCGGACGATGACGACCCCGACGAGGCGACATGCGACGCCCTCTACCGGGAGACGCCACACGGCTACCTGGGCCCGCCCCGCTGCCTCTACTTCGCCGACCACCGCGACGCCCACAACCCCGACTTCCACACAGACGCCCGCGGCTTCCGCTGGCGCCGAGCCGCATAGAGGAGAGAGCCGTGTCTGACCACATGACTGCCGTCATCGTCGTCGAAGTCCACAGCCTCGCCATGCCGGACTTCGACGACCTGAAAGCCCGGATCGAGGAGGCGGCAGCCGCGCACAAGGCGACCGTCACCGTCGATGGCCGCCGCCACCCTGGAGTTCAGCCTGCTCCCGCCGAACGCTGCGGCGAGATCCCTGGTGTCGGCCCGGCCTGCGACTGGGACCCGAATTGCACAGAACACTTCCCGAAACCACAGGCAGGCGACGGTCGCGGTTGAACCTGCGGGCCCCCGCTCCCGCGAGGAGCCTCAACCGTCACAGATTAACCACAACCTGCACCCCGGCATTCCGGGCGCCGCACACTAGCCGACACGCACCACATGGGGGGAACCATGAGACGCACCATCGCGGCCATCGCCGCCGTACTCGCCATCACCGCCGGAGCCGCCGGCTGCTCCAAGTCGCAAGACGAGATCGTCGCTGACTGCACCAAAGCCCTCGACCACCGCGCCGAAGGCGACAAGACCAAACCCGAAGCCTGCAACGACCTCTCCAAAGACGACTACAGCACCGTCCTCATGGGCTGGGTCCTGAAGAAGGAAGGCCTCGACAACGTCGACGAAAGCCCCGGCGACCTCCTCGACTACTCCGACGACGGCAAAGTCAACGGCTCCAAGTAGCAGACCTCCACGGCCCGCACCGCTCCCGGTGCGGGCCTTTGCTGTGCCGCGCCCGGGGAACACTTGAGGTGACCGATCTCTAGGAGGTGATCCGATGCCGGGACGAAGGCGCACCGGCAAGGTCCGCAGCCAGGCGCAGTGGAGATTCATGTTCGCTGCGAAGAAGCCGTTTGCTCACCGCTGGGCTCGAGCGCGGAAGCGGACCTACGGCAAGAAGACCGACTATCGAACCCTCCCCGCGCGTAAGGGCGTCCGCCGCCGCTAGGACTCGCGCGAGCCCCCGCCCACCCAGTCCTCCCCGTCGTCATCCCAGCGCAGCCGGTCGCTCGGATCGCCATAGTCGGGGTCGCAGTCCAGGCAGTGGCCGCACAGGGCGCTGTGCTGCCCATCCCGGCCGTGCCCCGCATTCAGGTCGCAGACGTCCGTCCCGTGGGCGTGCGTCAGGGTGGCGCCGCAGACATTCACGCCGCTTTCAGTCCCGGCTCTTCCTCGTCTGGCTCGTCGAGGCCCTCGTCCGCGCCAGCCTCCGGCGCACCGTCTCCCTCCACCTGATCGACGTTCGGGTCGATGCCGCCTCCCGTGTTGTATGGGTCGCCGGCCGGAATGTTGCCGGCTCGTTGGTCGTCGCGGATGCGGCGCACTTCTGCCGCTACCTCTTCGTCGTCGAGGTCCGGCGACCGCCACTTCACCTTCATGAAGTCGGAGATGGCGCCTGCTGAGTCGAGCAACTGCAGGGTCCGCGCGGTGGCTTCGGGGTCGGGCTGTACGGCCTGCGGCCAGGATGCGGTCAACTCGGCGGCAGGGTCGACGCCCTTCGCGCCGCAGTGCGTGACGTCGACCATCATCATCGTCGTCAGGTGATCCAGCAGTGCGGGCCGCTGATACAGGATCTTCGTGCCGCGGGTGGCGAGGGACTCCTCCTTGCGAGCTGCGACCTCCGTCGCTGTCACTGCCACGGTGCCCTCGTCGCCGAAGCTCTGCGCGCTGTAGCCGGCGCTGCTCAGGATCTGCTTGCGGAGGGCCTTCGTCGTCCGCTCGTGCTCGTCGACCCGGATGCTGAACTGGACTTCGCTGATGCTGTCCTTGCCGCCTTCGTCGAGCATGTTCAGGGCGACACTGACTTCCTTCTCCAGGTTGAACGTGCCGCCGGTCCCGGGCCCGTCGGTGTCGAGCATCGACTGGGGGAGCAGGATCCGCGCCTTGCCGAGCCGTAGATCGCGGAGCCAGCTCGTCCAGGTCTCGTCGAGGGAGTCCATGAACGGCTCGACGCCGGACAGGTCGGAGCGGCCGAGCGGCGCCGTGTTCGGGATGCCGTCCCAGATCCGGTTCGGCAACACATTCGGCACATGCGTGATCAGCAGCCGGTTGACGCCCGTCGCCTGGCGCCCCTGAGCGTCCGTGCGCGCGGCCAGATACTCGGTGTCCGGGTGAGCGGCGAGACTGTCGGCGCGCATGCCCAAGTTGCCAGCGCCGCCCTCATACAAGCCGTACTCGATCGTCCCCGGCGTGTGGTGCTCGAGCAGTCGCCACACCTTCCCGTCGTCGTCGAGCGGCGTCAGCTCCCGCCACACGATGGCCTCCGCGAGCTCGCCCCACCGCCACGTCGGCACCACCGCCTCCGGTGCGATCACGTCCGTCCACGGCCGCGGACGCAGGCTCGTGTCCCAGACGACACGCAGGTAGGAGTTCGACAGGCCCGCCGTCAGCTCCGCAGCCTCCCGCATCTTCGCGTGCCCGCGGTCGTCGAGGTAGCGGCCGAGCTGCGCCTGCGTCGACTTCGCCGTCGCGGTGTCGGTGGAATCGCCGTCGACCGTCACCTGCGGCACGTCCGCCCACAGCAGGTTCGCCGACATCTCCGCAATGTCCGCCGCGATCGGAACATGCAACTTCGCGGACTGCTGCCCGGGTGTCGGCTGCTGCCCCCAGAACGTGCGCAGCTCATCGCCGGCTGCGCGCCGCTGGTCGACCTCGAAGAAGCGGCGGGCGATCGCGTTGTTCCGGTAGTTCGCCACACCGCCGTACACGGCCGCGAGATGGTCAGTGCTGCCGGAGTACCAGGCGCGCCACATGTCCATGTCGGCATGCGGGATCGCCAACTCCGGCGGCGGCCACGGGGTGTTCGTGGTGGGCAGCGGCATGGGGTGTCCTTCCTAAGCGGCCATGGCGAGCTGGCGCTGCCACAACGGGCGGGTCGTATATGTGGCATAGCGGGCCGAGTCGATTCCGTGATCTGCGATCTTGATGGGCTTGTCCTCGCCCTTCTCCTCCCAGGCGTAGCCCGGCATCTCGGCGATCAGCGACTTACAGGAGGAGTGGACGCGCAGCTTGCCCGCCGACAGCAAACTCGACATGGTGCGCACCCCGTCCAGCACCGAGTTGTTGGCCGGCGTGGGCGTGAGCCGGTCCCGTCGCAGCTGTGCGATGAAGGAGGCGGCAGAGGGGTCGACGGTCACGAACGAGGGACGCACCGCACCGACTCCGGGAACGTCAGAGAGCCACGCTCGCATCCGCTCGCTGTACTCAAGGTCGGTGAGCTGACGCCGTTGCTGGCGGCCGTCGTAGCGCCACTCGGAGGCGATATACAGGCGCCTGTCGCGCCCCAGCCCGAGCAATGTGGCGTGGAACGGGTTGGTCTGCCCGTAGTCGACGCCGACGCCCACCCAGCGCGCGATCTCGGGGAGCGTGTCGACAACATGCCGATCCTCGTCCCACATGTCGAAGATCGATCCCTCGGCGGCTATCCACTCACCCAACACGAAGCGCCGGAACCAGAGACCCACGAATTCGGCGCGGATCGCAGCAACGTAGTCGGCGGCCAGCGAGGGGTTGTCGTCGAGGGTGAAGTGCCAGTAGCGGATGCCGAGTTCGTCGCGCCGGTCGATGAAGTCCCGCTTTAGCCAGTGGGCCGGCGACCCGGGGTTCGTCGAGGCGAACAGCTTGGCTCCGGG